GATCTACCAATCTCAGGTAATGCTAAAGAAAAGCCAGACGTTAAGTCTAAGCAGATTACTAAGCAAAAGTTCCTTGGTTTAGAGCCTTATCTTAAGAATAATATTATTGGCCAAGAGCATGCTGTTAGTGCTTTAATAAATGCATTAAGAAGATCTCAGACTGGATTACATGATCCAGATAGACCATTGGGTGTTTTCTTATTTGCTGGATCTTCTGGAGTTGGAAAAACGCATCTAGCTAATGCTCTTCATAAATATCTATTTGGGTCAGATTATCCAATGGTTAGAATCGATTGTGGAGAATTTCAACATAAGCACGAGAATCAGAAACTAATAGGTTCTCCTCCCGGCTATGTAGGTCATGACGAAGGTGGGCAGTTAGTTAACCTAGTCAAGAAATATCCTTATACTGTAATACTTCTTGATGAAGTAGAAAAAGCTCATCCGGATCTATGGAATACATTCTTAAGAGTTTTTGATGACGGAGTGTTAACTGATGGTAAAGGTGAAATTGTAAACTTTAAAAATACAATTATTATTATGACCACAAATCTTGGAAATGATAAAACATCTGAACATTTACTTTCTGGCGGAGCTGGATTCACCAACAATGTTAATTACAAAACTGGGACAAAGATAGTACCAAGTAGATCGATCGTTGAGAGAAATACAAACGACGCAGTTAAAAAACATTTTAAACCAGAGTTTTTAAATAGAATAGACAAAACTGTTATATTTAATTATCTATCAGACGAAGACTGCTCAAGAATAGCACAGCTGGAGATGTCGGTAATAGCAGAGAAACTTTCCAAAAAAGGCTTTTCAATGGAGTATAACGATAACGTTATCTCTGGATTGATTGCAGAAGGAATAGATTCAATCAAGGGAGCTAGAGGTTTAGCTCAAATAAGAAGAGATAAAATAGAATCTCAGCTAGCAGAGTCGATAATGGACAACCCAACACCAAGAGGATCCATATTTCAAATAGACTATGAAGATTCTGTATTTAAGTTTAATGTAATTAAGCCATCTAAAAAACAGGACTTAATAAAAGAAGCATAGTTACTATTAAGTGGTAAATAGTTTAAATTAGGAGACAACAATGCGAGCAGTAGGTACATCATCCGGAGCTATGGGTCTTTTGGGACAAGCTAAAAGTGGAATAAAAAGCATGGGATATAAAAAAGGTGCTGCAGTTGCAGCTGGCGTAGTTGGCGCAGGTGCCATGATGAGAAGAAGAAAATCTGGATTAGATAGTATGCCAGGTAGACCAACTGGGATAAGGAACTACTAAGATGGCAAGATTTAATTCAATGTATAGGTCTGTTGGCACCATGGCTCAAACAGTTCTTCATGGCACTAAAGCAGCTGCACCAGCTGCACCAGCTGGAATGAGAGGGTCGGCAACGACACGACTTGCAGCTACGAGAGCATCACAAATAAAAACTGGCAAAAGAGTAGTTGGCGGAGCTGCTGCTATGGCACTCATGGGTAGAGCCAATAGAGAAAAGCCAGTTGGTGGATATAATCCAAGGAGACCAGTTATGCCAGTTCCCCAAAATGGAAGACCAATGTAATATGACTAATTGGGAAAGTTTTATTAATGAGTCAGGTGATTTTGAGCTGCCTAACTTTTTATATAGAACTATTAATGATTTGATGAAACAGTCTTTGGACATGGGCACATTATTGTCTAACGACCAACATAAATTAAGAGCCTATAAAGAACAGACTAAAAAAATGTTTAAAGCACGTTGGTTTGAAATAGCTAAAGCTCTTGAGTTTTTTAATATAATAGACCCATGTATTTGTTCTTTAAGCGAAAAAGAACTATACTGTGATGTTTGTAAAGGTGCTAGATTTATAATTAGCTCAACGTTAACTGCCGACGAGATGAAGGAAGTTGGCTTCTTTATTAACGCAGCAGACAATTTAGAAATAGTACAAAAGCTTCAAAAGAGTCTTAACGAAATACTAATGGATCGTTAGATGTGTTATGTCCAAGGTGCGATTTCAAGTTAGAAAACATTGTAGAGTTTTTCATAGAAGAACCTGAATTTATATATACAAAAGAATATTATTGTACTAAATGTAAAAGTTCTATGATAGAACACTTTGACAACAATGGTTTCTATGCAACAGAGTGGATTGATTTTAATGTCTAATATAGAAAAAGCAAATAATAAGAATGGTTTCATGAAAGAATTTGAGTCTTTAAGACCAGATCTTTTTTTTCCGGATCACTGGAATGAAGAACAGATAAATAAAGCTATAGAATTGGTTAAGCCACAAAAAACACGAACTGCAATGTTCTCTTCAATTCCAATGAATTGTGAAGCAGAGAGATGTGTATATGCTTCAACATGTCCATTGTTGAAAGAAAACGTTGCTCCAAAGAATAACCCGTGCCCAATAGAGATGTCGATGGTTTCTCAATTTACTGCCGAATATCTTGAGCAGCTAGATGTTAATCCTAACAACTTGGTAGAAGTTTCAATGGTTAGAGATTTAGTCGACCAAGAAGTTCAGTACATTAGAAAAACAAAACTACTTGCCAAAGAACACTTCATTCAAGAAAATGTTATTGGAATAGATCAAGATGGTCAACCAATACTTAAGAAAGAATTACATTTAGCTGTAGAACTAGAAGACAAGCTACACAAGCGTCGCAAGGATCTTAGAAATCAATTACTTGCAACGAGAGAAGCTAAAGCTAAAGTTGGTCAAGTTCAACTTGATACAGCACAAGCAATTTCAGATATTATCAATAAAGTTCAATCTATAGAAAATCAAAGAGAAAAAATTCTTAAACAAAAACTTGGAACTTATGAGGTAGACGATTATATTGAATCACAGGAAATAAAGGATGAGTAAATTAGACGATCTAGTCAATATGTACAAGAGATTGTTTCCTCATATACCTGAAGAAGAGATAAAAGAAAAGGTAATGCGAAATGCAAGGATCGGTGTTGATCCTGTGTTATCTTCAGCAGTATTGGACATGCATCCTACGGATTTGCACCCAGGGGATACAGTAATGGAAAGGTTAAAAGACCTTCAAGCTTCATATGGAAAAGCATTAGAAGCAGAACTGGAAATGCCAATTTCAACTCTTGAAAAAAATCAAACAATTCAAACCGCAATGTCAGCTCCAACTATGAATCTCAGTTTGATATCAGATAGACAGGTTAGAAACGCTCTAAATGATCAATGGCAAGAATTAACTATGGGTGGACTTAATGAAAATGTTGGGTTTCCATCAGTCTTAATTCCATCAGGAAACGTTAGATCACAAAGTGTTTTATACAACATGCCCGATTCTAACCATCCATTATCAGTTCTAATGTCAGGTAGAGCTGTTTCAGTCTCTAATGAAAAAGTTGGAGAAAAAGCTATGTCAGTTTCTTCCAGTGCTATCCCAACAGTTGAATATTTGCAAACAATGATTTCTAGGAGAGACCCCCAAGAAGTAGTACAGCAAGCAATTGATAATGGAAGAAGATTGAGAATAATGACTTCTGACATTGAGACAGGTGGAGTTGGTCCGTATGACTTAGCTAGATCTGTTTTTGGGCAAACGTACGAAATGCCAACCGATACAGCAACAGATGTTGCTGGAGCTCTAAAAGGTATTAGCCAAAGCACTAGCCCATCAGATACTTTTAACTTTCATATGTTACTGCCAGAAATGCAGACTCTAACAAGGGGTCAAAGAAGAGGTCTTCCTGCAGTTCAGTTGGGAGGACGTTTAGCTGACATAGAAAGTGGAAGACTCTTACCCGGAGGAGGTATGTCCTCAGGTGCTGGTCGAATATTTGATCTTACAACCAAACAAGGAAGAATTGATTCAGCAGCGGAACTAACCAAGTACCTTCAGTCAATAGCTGACCCAGACACAATGTTGCTTGGTAATAACTTTGTTAGTTTTGACATACCAAGGTTATTAGCTACAGCATCTGCAATACCAGAGTTCATGGAAAATCCAGAAGCCAGAGGAATAATAGAAGCTGTACAAAAAAAAGCTGCTAGCGATAGTGTGATAGATGTTACTCAAATGTCTAGGCAATATTTATCTGGAATAGTAAGAGACAGAATGGCTTCTCTTGTTATGACTCCTGAAACTATAATAGAACGTGGACTAACTTCTCTTTTATCTCCAGAAAGTTTAGCAAAAGCTGGCATAGTAGGAGAAGGCGTTAAGCCTTTCAGTATTGAAAATGTAGTTACGTCAACTAATGTATTAGAACAAATGTACGATTTCACGGACTCTGCTGGCAACACTCCTATGAGGCAAGCTGTACTAGATTTAGCTGGTGGATCTCACATCTCTGAATTAGACGCACAGTTATCTATGTCAATTTATAGGGGTATTGTAAGTGGAGATTTAGATATTCAAAATCCTTCTAAAAGAGCAGATCTATCAACGACTAGAGGGCAAAGCATAGCTTCTGCATTAGATGCAGTCAGTAGAGCAACTGCTACTGTACCAACTTCTAATATAGCAAGCATGGGCGAAATTTCAGATCAGGTATTTGATTTTTTAACTGATCCGTCTGGTGCTTCAGATAGAACATTAATCGGTGCAAGAGTCAAGATTATTGATAGCGCAACTGGACAAGTAGAGGGATTTCTACATTATAATCCTGAAATAAGTGCATATGAAAAAGTCTTTTCCGATCCAAGAAGAGCGCCTCAACGCATGTCTTCAGCAAAAGATGCCAGAAATGTAATTAGAAGAGCAATGTCAGAAACAGAAATCAAAACGGCAAAAGATGGATCTACGTATACGGAATATGGACCAAACGTTATTTCTACTGGAATAAACGTTGCAGAAGCAAGTCAGATGAACTCTACTTTAGCAGCGGTATCAAGATTCTCTGGTCTTTCAACGATAGCTAGAGGACCAGGAGCATTTTTATCAACTGAAGCAGACGAAGATGCTTTTGTTGCGGCAATGACAACTACTAGAAAACATATAGGTTTTCCACACTTAAGTGACAGGCCAGAATCAGTAACATCAGGGCCAAGAAAACTTGTGAACAATATGTTATATCGTTTCGAGATGCCGAACGCTGCATCTATGGCAACAGCACAAGATCTTATATATCAAGGAGGAGCAGGATTAGCCGTTCTAGATCCAGTTATGAGATCTAACTTTGTTGCCATCTCTACATTAACTTCTGCAGTACCATACCAAGGTGATATGAGTGAAATGGCTAAAGAAATAGCTAAAAAAGCAGAAGCACAAAGAGCAGTAGCAGAAGGTAGAATTATGACCGATGCGCAAATTGAAGCTCTTGTTTCTACAATGCCACAGGCACAAATAGATTCAATCAACTTAAGAGCAACAGATAGTTCATTATATTTATCAGAACAAACTGTATCTCATGTTCCGGTAATCAAAAAGACTAGGTTAATTAGTACTCAAACAATGCAGCCGACTAAGCCATTAATATCTCGTTCAGTCCTTTCTGAAATGAGAATTACCGAGGGCGGCAAGTCCGTTCCAATGGTAGATTCTGCATTTTGGAAAAAAGCTGGACTAGATACTTCTACTCTTTCTATAGTAAAAACTCCAACTAGGGATATTGTAAACTTAGTTGCTGGCAAAGGAGGAATGGCGAGAGATGACGCAGGAACTTTTGCAGAATCGTTATTAGACGTATTGAAGGCTAAGACTTCATTAACAGTTGAAGAGATGGTTGAACAAGGGTTGTCTTACAGTCTTGAAGAAGCCGGTCAAATAAAAGCGCTTTTGGCAAACAACACTCCTGAAGTAGTACAAAGGTTAAGACAATTCTCCGAAGGATTAGCACAAAGATTAATGGAATCTGGTCCTGCTATTGGAGCAATTGAAGGCGAAGAAGCACGAGGTATCACAGCAGTTCTACAGAAGGCTGGTTCAGACATTGGAAACGATCAACCTGCCATAGCTAGAGGTATGGTTTTTCAAACTCAAAGAATGGGCGAAGAAACAATTAGTTTCTCCGGATCAATCCCGCAAGCAGCAAGAGATCAGTTATCTCACATGGGTGGAGCAGAATCTGCTGCAGTCAATTCAGAGTTAAGTGGCAGTTTAATGCAAGAACATTTGCAAGCTTTAGGTAAAGCAGAGTCTAGTGACACATTTATGGGCAAGCTAAAAAATATCTTTCATAAAGACAGGGTAGATGCTGGAGTCTTTGGAACTAAGTTTGGCAGGAATAGAACAGGCAGAGATGCCGCTATCTTGGACGGTCTAGCTAAAATTAAACCAAAATTAGCATTGGGAACAATTGCTGTTGGAGCAGCAAGTGCTGGTTACTATTTAGCTAAGAAGCAAAGATTAAATAAAATGTATGATCAAACCATGCAACAGCAACCTTATGAAGATCAAGGAATGATTCAGCAGGCAAATTCTAGTATTCAACAAGATAATCAACAGACAAGCGCTAGAAGAGATCCTTTAGTCACAGCTGGCGTTGTTGGAAATTTAGACAGAAATAAAATTGGGCATACGGGGATGGGCCCAAATAAATATAACCATCTTTACGGAGGATAACCAAAATGCCAATAAGCGCAGATTCAGTAAGTTCAGGCATAGATGCTGGTAGAAGCATGCTATCTATGATAGGATCATCTGGCATTGGCCAATTAGCTAAAGATGTAATGGGCTCTAAAAAAGGTAAAGCAGCAGTTCTTGGTGGATTATTTTTAGCTGGTGTTGGAAAAGAAGTAGTAAGACCAACCATTAAAGCTGGATTAGATGTAGCCTTTGATGATCCAAATGCAGATCAAAAAGTACTTGGAACAGATCTAACTCCTTCAATGTTGATTGGAGCCAACGTAGGAGGTCCCGTAGGAAGCCTTGCAAGGGGTGCTAACGCCTATAGATTTGGAGTTGGTGGCACTGACCCCTATACTGCTCAAAGGAACGTAGGAAGAGCTGGAGCAGCTATTGGTGCTGTTGGTGGTGGATTAATGCGGCTATGGACAAAAGGGAACTAAAGGAGCTATAATCGGAGCTATTGCTGGCGGAGCTGCTGGAAACGTAGCAGGAAGAGTAACAGGTGCAGGTGGATCTTTAATGTTTGCTAAAAACTATGCGCAAACAAATGCTCAAATATTAAATCAATCTCCCTTTTATAATAAATCACTAATGACAGCAGACAGAATGAATGCTAGTGGGGACATTGTTCTCGGAGCTCATAACACCAGAAGAGGTCAATACTAATGGCTGAAATGGACAATTTTTCTCAGCAAGTTCAAGGTAGTGCTCAGGCAACGGCACAACAACAAATGCCACTAGGATTAAGAGCTATGGCTGCTATGCCATTTCAGTTTGGAATAACTCAGTTAGTTGGCTGGAACGCACAAAGGTATTCTAATACAATGTTTGGAGGTGGTGTCCTCGACACCGCTTCAGGAGCTACTGGCAAAAGAGCTGCAGTTAAAAACTTTCTAGGAAGAAGAACCGGAGCATATGCCGGTGACGCAATGCAAGATAACACCCAGTATGCATTTGGTAGAAGTATCTTGGGTGATGATAGAAGCATCTTTGGCAAGAAACCACTTGGAGGTGGGCGAAAAGCAAAGGCCATGGCTATGAACGCCCCATTGAATCCAGCTACATTTTTTAGATTTGATTCTGTAGCTAGATTAGCAGGAGCACCAGGAGATCCTTCAGTGTACTCACCTTTTGGTACTGGAATGAACTTGATTACAGGCAAAGCAGTAAGAGGAAAAGGTAGGATTGGAAACTTTGCCAGAGGTAGATACCAAGATAATTTTGATGCGGCAACTGGTGAACTGCTTCCTGGAAAAGAAATATATAGCGGTGGTCTTTTTGGTCGCATTAATACCATGGGTAAAGTCATGGATTACGAAAAGCAAGTAGATGCTTTTAAAGCTTTAGGTCCAAGGAATCCAGCTAGTTATACCAGAGGAGAGGCAAGAATAGCCAGAAGAGCAGAGAGGGCAGCTACTAAACTATCTAAATTTGATGATAGTCTTATAAAACTCGGTCGAGCAACTGGAGCTCAATTTGCTAAAACTGGCGCAACACAATATGCAACATCTGCAGCCAGTAGTGTTACCGGAATAGGACCTATTGGTTCTATCTCTGACGACGTTATTAGTGGAATACTTAAAACCGGAGCAGCAGACGTCCAAATAGGGGCAGCTGCCCAAAATATGGGTAGAGTAAAAGCACTCTCTCAAACTATGAGAGGTTTTATTCCCCGAGGAATTTTTGAAAGTACAGCTACATTGGCCGGAAGAGGTGCTGAAATGGCTGGGACTAAAGGTTTTGATAAAGTTGCGAATACATTTGCCAAAGCTATGGAAGGTTCCAGAATTGGATTTACTGGTGGAGGAATCAGCAGCCTAGATGATATTGGCCACATTGGCAGAACTGCTTATGGGGCAACAGGTTATGCCGACGATGCAATGAACCTGCTTAAATCTAATAATGTTGGAGCAATCAGAGGTGCAGCAGGAAGACTTGGTGCTGATGCTTTTGCTAGAAAAGAATTTGGCACTGCTGCAAAAATGGCTGGCCAATATGCAGGAACTTTTGGACCTATGGCTGGAAAGGCTTTGGGAGCATTTGGTACAGCTTCCATGGTCTATGATATTGGTAAAGGCGTAGGAAAGATGATGATGGGAGGCGTCAATTTTGGTAAAGATGCGCTAAAATCTATGCAGGGAAGTATGAACAAACCATTATTTGGAGCAGGATTTAAAGACAATGAAGTTGCAGCGACATCAAGATCTAGAGGCGTTATGGCTATTCAAAACTCAAGACTTAATGCAAGAAGCTCACTTGGATCAGAGGGTGCTATGATGGCAGCACATTTTGGATAATTTATGAGCGCAACATTATCATCAAAAACTAAAAAGTTTAGAGAAGATTTAGAAAAACTATCTAGAGAAGATTTATTAGAAATAATAAAAGATCAAGATATAGAAACATTCAAACAAATTAATAGAATTGAATGGGTTTTTCAAAATAAATTAAATCATCTAACTTGGGCAGATGGAAGCACTATAACAGAACGTCCATTGACCAATAAAGAGTTATCTCTTTTAGTTGACGAACCATTTGATCTTGATATGGATCTTTTAGATCTTGGAATCTCTGGAGAACAACAAAGGCAGATACACATAGCTAAAGACCCGTGCGTGTGGGCAAGACAATTCTTACAAGCAGAAACAAGAGTCTATCAAACTCTAATCTTAAGAGACCCTGCACTCAGAAAAGTTTTAAGAGCTGGTCGTCGTCTTGGTAAAACATTTAGTATGGCTGTTTACCTATTGCACTATAGTTATACTCATAAAGATGGCAGATGTCTTGTTATTGCGCCAATGAAGTCTCACGTTGAATTAATCTATCAGGAAATTCTAAGACTTGCATCTAAGAATGAAATTGTAATGAACTCTATAGTTAGAAAAGTTACAAGCCCTCAATTCATGATTCAGTTCTCTAATGGATCAACAATTAGATTCTTTACATCTGGTATGCGTTCTGGCGGAAAGTCTGACGTAGCTCGTGGTCAGGAAGCACACGTTATTGTTCTTGACGAAATGGACTACATGCACGCAGATGACCTTGATGCATTATATGCAATGCTTCAGAAAACGGCAGAAGACCAACCGGACAAAGTTTTGATTGGAGCTTCAACGCCAACTGGTAGAAGAGAACGCTTTTGGGAATGGTGTAGATCAGAAAGATTTAAAGAGTTTTGGTTTCCATCATATTGCAACCCATATTTTGCTAAAGAGCAAGAAGACGAATTTAGGGAACAGTATTCAGAAATAGGATACAGACATGAAATTGAAGCTGACTGGGGCGAAGACGCAGAAGGTGTATACCCAAGAAAATATGTTGATAAAGCTTTCATAGAACCAAACTGGAATTATGATGCCGAGTTAAAGTCAGCTAGATCTTTTCACGTCATAGGAGTTGACTGGGACAAGTACGGAGCAGGTACGAACATAGTTGTTCTAGAGGTGTGCTCAGACACCTATGAGGAGGAAAGATTCAGAAACAAAGTCAGACTTGCCTATAGAGAAGAAATAGAAAGATCTGAATATACATTAACTAAAGCAGTTTCTAGAATTGTTGATTTAAATAATATTTTTATACCAAAACATATTTATGTAGACAGAGGTTACGGAGAAGTGCAAGTAGAGCTTTTGCATAAGTACGGTGTTGAAAATCCTCTTTCTGGATTAAAACAAAAAGTAAAAGGCGTTGGATTTGGAGAGTCTATAGATCTAAGAGATCCATACACTAAACAGGTTGTTAAAAAAGAAATTAAACCATACATGGTAGATAACTTAAGACAATATCTTGAAAAAGAATTATTAATGATTCCGGAAAAAGATAATGAAATGTATATGCAATTAATATCTTATGTTGTATTAAGAACTACTCAAACTGGTAGACCAGTATTCGAAGCAGGCGGATCAGCACAAGATCACGCGCACGATGCATTAATCCTAGCTTTACTTTCTATAACTCAAAACTATGGAGATTTACACAAAGCAAGGTACACTACGACTACTAGCTCATTCTCCAATACGTTCTTTATGCCAGGAAGTGGCGATAGAGAAGATGATGATACTGACGCAAGCAAAACAAAAGTATCAAACAGAACAGACTCTTTGGGTGCAAAAACATCATTGAGAAAAAGTTTTAGCAGACGTGCAAGTGCACCAATTAAAAGACAGGTGTTTTAACAATGGCAAACTATGGACTGGGAAATTCTAGCGCAGTAGAGAATGTTTTCAATGACCCATATTCTGACGTATCTTCTTTTAACTCTGTAGAAAAAAGACTGAATGAAGCAGGCGTAGAAGATTCTAATAAATTAGTAAATTATACTAACATTTCACAAACTCCAATTGGGCAAGTCAGATCTTACATATTTGACTGTGATCAAATTATTAAGAAATTAATTCAAGAGTTGGATGATAACCTACTTAAGGTTAATATCAATGCATATTTTTCTGTGGAGATGGAAATTGCCCATAACGCAGTTTGGCAAGATGCACAAAAGTATTATGGAAATCAACAAGATGGTGACAACACATTTACTACCATGGAAGTAAAGTCTGCTCCAGATTTTATTTGTTACAGACAATACACCTACGCACAAGAGCACAAGTGCAGAGCTTGTAGAGAGTTTGTAAAGCAATATGACATAGCTATTTCTCATACCAGTTTTGGACATTTAATAAGTCTAAAAAAAATACTAAACTACATTAATAGTGAAGTTTCAATAATAAAAAATATAGTTATATATTATTTAGGAGAAGAGTATAAAGATGAAACAGAAGGCGAAATCGCAAAACACCTCGCAGACTGGGCAAAGGCAGTTACGCACTATACGAAACAGTTTGCCAAGGAAATCACAACCGAGTCAGTCTCAATTCCACAATCCGAATTGGATCAAATCTCTAAGAAACAAGCCGCTCAATTTCAAGCGTTTTTTTCGATCAGAATAAACTCAATTTCTTCTGAAATAAATTCTATACTTGGTTTAATTAAAAGAGATTGCGTTGACTTAGGTGATATGTTTTATAATAATTACTTAGTCCCTGCAATGACTTTTAAGTCTAAATTAATAGAACCAATAATGACAGACATTAATACAACTGCTTTTGCAAAGAACGCACCTATGCTAACGGGCGAAATGGTAGTTGCTAGTAATGCAATAGTTGGTAACCTTGGTTCTGTAACTACTGATCTTGTAGAAAAAAGAATAAATTTAGGCAAAAGAATGAGAGCCTATTTAGAGCTTTTGCGACTAAAAAGAAGATATATTAATTACATAATTCAATTAGAAGCTTTTGCGGTTCAAAGAACAGTTGCATTAGCTTTTCCAACAGCAGATGATGTAATCAGATATAATGAAATTTTTGATCAAATATATGTAGACAATTCAAAGAGAGAAAATCTTAGGTCTTCTCACAATGACTTGGATGATCTGGACGGCGATGCCCACCCTCAATATTTAAGAGCTGACGGCGGAACAATAAAGGGCGACATAACTATTCAAAATGGGGCGAAGATAGATGGCGTTAGCTTGGCAAATCATAGTCACAATTTTGTTGATGGAAGCAACCCCATAAGTGCAAGCTCAATAGATTATGAATCTGCAAGACAAGATTATTATGATAACGTTGATAATAAACCATATTCAAACTTAGTATTATCCGGTTTTGACGCTGTTCAAAAAATAGGTGGAGGACACGAATATAGTGCCACCTTTGAAATTGAGGTAGATGATGATAAGATTAGCACTTATGATTTTGAGATTCTTTACAAAGAGCTGTAACTATGTCTTGGTTTAATTATTACACTACATCAGGACTAACAACGTCCATCAAGCCTCCTATTAGAAGATCAATATCTTTTCCAGCTCTTGCTGATAATCTGAAGGTAAATGATTGGATTCATGCTCCACTAGGTGAGTTGAATATAGGTCAGGTCTTTACCTCGTCAAGTAACGTTATTCAGCAATCTTTTGATCAAGATTCATATTTGGTCACATACGAAACTGCAACGTCGACGACTGCTACTTACTCTTATATCGACGCTAATAATAATCTATACTTTAAATCTTTAACAAATGTAAACGCAGGGTCAAGACCAGATGGTGCATATTACATTTATTATCATAGTGACAATGTTCAGTACATATCCTTGATTGGCAGCAACTATGTCAGAACAGTAAATCCATCTGGTTTAAATTTCATGGGATCTCTTACTGGCTCTGGATCTAATCTTGTTAGTTATTATTCTCATTCCGTAGTAGCCGGATCCTCAAATGTTCGAGTTTCTCAAATTACTTATTTGGGAGATCCAGGAATATGGGTTAATGGAAAAACCCAAACTGCAGGAGCAAAAGTTCTAGGAAATTTTGATGGTCCAAAACTAATTATCTATGGAGATAAAGGTCCAGACAAAGGAAAGATAAACCTTAAAATAATTAAGACCTCTACAACAACAAGTGGGCAATCAGTAGTCTATACTTCAAATGGAATAGACCTTTATAGTACAAATGCTGTTGTGGACACTCCAATATTTACTATAGATTTAAATACCGAAACTTCTGTTACGGGCTTAAGTGCATATGATGATTATTATGGTTCCTTTTCCTATGAGATTGAAGTACTTGCAACCAAGAACCAAGCTTCTAGTGGAACTGGAGTTTCCATCACAAAACATGCGTACAGTAAAAATTATAAACTTTCTTTCAATAGAGAAGAGATAGATCCTTCAATATCTTTTACGAGCACCGGAGTAATACGATGACAATTATTAAAAAAACAATTACACGGACTTAAGCCAGACGCTAACTATCTATTTGCTCTTAAGCCTAAGAATACTGAGATAGTAGCTGTAGATGATTTACCAGAAACTATACGAGTAAAAACTCCAGCAGTTTTGTCCGTACCATCAACCATAACTGGTTTTGGAGTTGCGGCAAATTTTGAAACAGTAATGTTTTATTTTAATCCAGTTAATGACATTGACCTAGATTCATATGCATATCAGCTATATGACGACCCTGCAGGAACGGGAACTCCAGTAGCAACTGGTAAAAACAAAGCTAACGTATTTACAATCTCAGTAACTAACTCTACTGATTCTACTCCTAAAACATATTATGGAAGAGTTGCAGTAGTTAATAGTGCTGGAACAGTGGGCGCATATACCAGTCTGGTTTCTTCTGGTGCAACTCCATTAATTGGGGAACAATATATTTCTAGCTTAACTGCAGCAAAAATTACTGCAGGAACAATAGGTGCACACACAATAACTTTAGGTGGAGTAACCTCTGTTATTAAATCTTCTACATATAATGGATCTTTTGATGGAACTCAATGGACAACCGGAAGTGCTGGGTGGTTGATATCTGGTTCTGGTCAAGCTATTTTTGATTCATCTCAAATAAGAGGTTCAATAGCAGCGGCATCAATAAACTTAAACGCGCATAACTATTGGCTTCCAAATGCAGGAACGCCAATTTTTAAAGTTGGCAATGCAACTAATTTTTTTGAATGGGATGGAACCAACGTAAAGACTACTGGAACGGTAATTACCAACGCTACAGTTTCTGGTGGAACAGTTGGAGGAGTTAACGCAGGCACAAATAAAATATTTTTAGGAACTGGAACATACGCAAACGCAGATACTCCTTTTTATGTAGACACATCTAGTAGATTTTCTTTAGGGGATAAGTTAGCTTTTGATGGGACTAATCTTTCTATTGCTGGAAACGTAACTATAGGTTCTCAGACAGCAACCGCAATAAGTGGAGCAGTAACTACAGCAAACGACGCAGCAACAGCAGCAGCAGCAGCGCAAGTTACAGCAGATGGCAAAATAAATGGAGCAGCAGTTAATGCAAACGTAACTTCAATATCTGGAGGCGTAATTACAACTGGAGCAATACAATCCAATAATTTTAATTGGAATGGCACCGATACATATTCAACTGCAGGTACTGGAATTTATTTATCTAACGGACAAATCATTTCTAAAAATTTTAAAATAGATGGATCTGGAAACGCTTCGTTTCGAGGAACTATAACTGCGGCAGCAGGAACAATTGGTGGTTATACAATTGGTGAAACATCACTAACGACAACTGCCGGTTCTAGTTCGTTTGGCAAATATTCTAGCGTATCAATAAATTCAAATGGATTAATTAATAGCTATTATCAAGATATTACAATTTTTAGTACTCTATATGAAAATGTTAAAATAAATGGTTACGCAGACGGCGGTTCTGGAGCAATAAATATTACAGGCACGGCGAACGCCGGTAGTTTTTCAGAAAGATGGTATACATCTTATGGGGTACATAACCCATCAGATATTAGATTAAAAAATATAATTGAAGAAGACGTTAATGCACTAAACCTTATTAATAACGTTCAAACTACAAAATTTGTTTTTAAAAACGATGAAACAGAGCGTCAACATTTTGGATTTATTGCACAGCAAATGAATGAACATATCCCCAATGCTGTTATACCCGGAGGAGAAGATCCAACTAAGCAGGCTTGGGGTATTGTGCAAGAAACGCTTATCCCATATCTTGTGAAATCAATACAACAATTATCTGCAAAAGTTGAACAACTAGAATCTCGTCTGGTATAATCTTGTACATGAATGAATCAAATTTAGACATCAACCTTATAGTTCAATCTTTTCAAGAAAGAATTGGATTATTGATAACAGAAGTAGTAGTTAAAGAAGCGACAATCAAGCAGCTTACTATGCAGCTTCAGCAAAAGCAAGAACAATCAGATGGGTTCGATATGCCCGCAGAAACCGTAAAGAGAGTAAAATAATGACAAAAAAATCAGTATTACCAGAAGAGCTGGCAGAGCAGGTAGAAGAAGCTCTTGTTGCTGAAAAAGAAATGAATATCACCATTAAGATTACTAACTCTAATCTTTCTTACAAGAGTGATTTTACAGAACCAGAGACAGTTTTTTGGCTTGAAGCTATTAAAGATATTATTATCAAGAAGACATTTCAAGAGTCCGAAAGACAAAGCTGAATTTAAAGAATAATAAACTGTACTATACAGTATTATCTTTAGAATTTGGAGCTAATTAGCTTATGGCACTACGTCAATATTTACCTTTCCAGAAATCTGAGTTGTCTGAGTTCGACTTTGAATCAGCTCAGCTAGCTCCAGATAAAATTGGATCACTGAGCAAAGCAATGAGAGTCGCAGCTTTTGCTTTGGGCTATCGTGGCGTAAACTATTATTATACTGGAAGAACTAACTTTGAACCTTCTCCATATAACTTTGATAGAATAATACAGGCGATAGACACTGACTCATATGTCAAGCAGGCAATGGCCAAGTATCAAGACTTGTTTTGGAAAGAAGGTTGGCAGATTGTTGGGGAAAATCCAGAAGCTGTAGCCTACTTGTATCAGAGAATAGACTACATGGAAATGGCTATGAGAAGACCATTTTTGGATTTTCTTATTGATTTATCTGATCAATTATTCAAATTTTCAAACGTGTTTATTGTTAAAGCTAGAGCTGATTTAGCAGAGTATTTTCCTAAGGCATTAGAGCCAGTAGGTGCTGCACAGCCAGTTGTTGGATATTATCTGATACCAACTGAGCAAGCAAGAATCCTAAGAGACAAGCACAACAAGCCAAAAGCATATTTGCAGAGAACTAATCCAATGACTTACGCGCCCACGGACAGAGATCCTAAGTGGCCAGCTGAAAGTGTTATACATTTATTCTTTGACAGAAAACCGGGAAGAATATTTGGTACTCCATTCTTAGCAAACGTTTTGGATGATGTTGTTGCATTGCGACAGATCGAAGAAGACATTCAGAACCTAGTGCATAGAGAATTGTTCCCGCTTTATAAATACAGAATCGGAACTGCAGATCAGCCAGCTGAGCCAGAAGAAATAGATCAAGCAGCAATAGAGATTGAAAACCTTAGAGCTGAAGGTGGTTTAATCCTTCCATTCAGACATGACGTTGAAGTCATAGGTTCGCAAAACGCAGCACTTGATGCATCTAATTACTTGAATCACTTTAAAGAAAGAGTTGCAGTAGGACTTGGAGTTGCACCACATCACCTTGGAATGAGCATGGGTGGTGGCAATAGATCTGCTTCAGAAAGATTAGATACAGCACTGTACGATAAGATTAAGCATTTCCAAAAGCAATTTGCAGAAATGATAAGACTTAATGTTTTTAACGAAATATTATTTGAAGGTGGATTTGATCCAATAATTAACCCAATTGATTCATCTGTATCAGACAGATGCTATTTTAAATTTAACGAGATAGATGTTGACACTCAAGTTAAGAAAGAAACACATATAATACAAAAGTATGTAAACTCTCTTATCACCTTAGAAGAAGCAAGAATGAAGATTGGCGAAGACCCACAAGTCGATAAAGAAGATCTGTTTATGTCAGCACAAGGTCAGGTTCAGATTGACGTTGGTGCCGCACAAGCAGATACTCAAGCAAAACTTCAGACTAGTAAAGATGTCGTTAAGGATGGAGATAAACAAACTCCAGCATCAAAAGGGCAAAGAAATATGCCTTCAAACAGAAAAGGTGCAGGAAATGTAATGAGACCACAAAATCAACAGGGTCGCTTAACTTCACCTAACATCAAGAGATCAGACTCTGCCTGGATTGGCATGGTTGAAAATCTTCTCGAAGAGCAGTATAATGTAGTGGTAGTAGAAGATCAAGAAGATCAACAACAAGAAAATGTAAATGAGGAAAAAAATGTCAATTAAAATAGTTTCAGAAATATCAAAGCAGTATCTCTTAAAAGAAGATGCTGTTGAAGGTTTTAAGGTAGCAGTAGAAAACGGTCAAACACGTTTGGCTCTTCAAGTTTTGG